CACACAGATGACATTTTTAAAGAAAAACGTAAGCCTAAAACCCCTATTAAATTCAAATTACAACTAAATGAGGAGCAAAAAGAGGCAAAATCTAAAATTCTAAATAGTACCCTCACCCTATTATCGGGTGCTGCTGGTAGTGGTAAAACTCTATTAGCATGTCAAATTGGTCTTGAGAAATTATTTATGAGAGAAGTCGATAAATTAATTATAACTCGACCAACTGTATCTAAAGAAGAAATTGGATTTTTACCTGGTGATTTAAGGGAAAAAATGGATCCTTGGGTTCAACCAATATACCAAAATATGTTTTTACTTTATGATAAAATGAAAGTAGAAGAATTAATTAAAGAGGGAAAAATAGAAATTGTTCCTGTATCTTTTATGCGAGGTCGTACTTTTGTAGATTCTATTATAATTGTAGATGAAGCACAAAATGTTACTCATGAGCAAATGGAAATGATTGTAACCCGTATTGGAAAAGGCTCAAAAATGATTATTTGTGGGGATGATGCACAGGTGGATCTAAAGCAAAAACGTGATTCTGGGTTTAAGTTTCTATATACAGCTGCTAAAAAAATAAAAAAAATAGAAGCCATATCCTTAAAACAAAACCATAGAGATCCTCTTGTGGAAGATTTAATTAATTTATATAATGATGCCTATGAACAAGGTTTAAGCCTAAGTAATACTGGTACAACAGGAAACTTTAAAAAATAACAATTAAAAAATATTTTTTTAATATTTATAAATAAACCCATGGCAACATTTACTTCCCAAATATCTGAAAAATTAACTTTAAATGGAGATAACGTAGGTTCTTCTGTTACTCAAATAATCAATAACATTAATTATGTTGATAACAGAATACTAAGTGTTCCTACGGGTTCAGTTACTACTATATTTTCAATGGATTCAGTCCCTGGAGCCGGTACTTTTGTAACAAGTAGTATACAATATGTTAGAGTATCTAATATTTCTAGTACTAATGTCCCAGTTAAATTGATTATTTCATCTTCTACAGAGGCTATGAGTTATTTAATAACCACAGGTAGCTCATATATGTTATCTACCAGTAAAATAACAGGTAGTACTACAGGCTTATCATTTGATGATATTAAATCTGTTAAAGTATCACCATCAGGTAGTAGTGGAAGTATAGAATATTATATAATAACAACTTAATAAAAAAATATGGCAAATATTTCTATTTGGGAAGGTTCATCATCATTTGCAGATGTATATAATTCATATTACACATCAGGAACTTGGCCTCCTCCTACCCCCTTTGGATTTTACGATAGTGACATTCAATTCCAAAATGATGCTAATCGAGTAGCAAATTATTCAGCTTTACGTTTAGGATATCCTATTGAAAATGTTGAATTACAAAATATTAATTTTTGGGCAGGATTTGAAGATGCTGTAACTGTTTATGGTAATGAATTATATGCTTTTCAACTTAGAGACAATTATTTATCTTTAGAAGGAGCATCAACTTTTACCAATGTAAATACAAGTATTATTACTCCTACTATGGCAGGAATAGTTAGATTGTCTCAACAATATGGTGAAGAAGCAGGAGTAGGTGGTAATGTAACTTGGTATAAAGGACAATTAGATTTAACCCCTGGAGTACAATCATATGATTTAGCTGAGTGGGCAATATCCCAAAGTATTACAGGAGGTATTGAGATAAAAAATGTATATTTTCAATCTCCACCTGCAATTAGTCAAATGTATTCTCCTTATTTAGGAACAGGAGCCGCAGGGTTAGGAGGAGTACCAGCCGCTGGAGCTTTTGGACTGGGTGGTTATGGAAATTACTTAATGATGCCTACTAGTTTTACAATACAAAACATACAAGCAATTGAGATGCAAACTCAAGTAACATTATCTAATTATACTTTTAAATTAGTTAATAATATAATAAGTGTATTCCCTATTCCCGGAAGTGCTTTAATAGGTGGTGATTTTGATGGTGGTAATGATTTAGGATATGGAGAATTTTTAGTATTTGATTTCATTAAATTACAAGATAGAATAGATGCTGCTTTTTCAGATGGAACTAATAAAATAAATAATACATCAAATGCTCCCTACACAAACCCAGTTTATGCCAATATTAATTCTATTGGAAGAAGTTGGATATTTGAGTATACCTTAGCACTATGTAAAGAAATGTTAGGATATGTAAGAGGAAAATATGGAACTATTCCAATACCTGGAGCTGAAGTAACTTTAAACCAAAGCGATTTAATAACAGCAGCTACAGCTGAAAAAGAAGCTTTAGTAACACGATTGAGAGCTTATTTTGATGAAACTTCAAGACAATTATTACTTGAAAGAAGACAAGCAGAATCAGTAGCTAGACAAGCAGAATTAAATCAATCTCCTATGACTATTTTTATCGGATAATTATGGCATTATATGGGGAAAGTCGCGATATTTCAATGTTTAGACACATTAACCGAGAGTTAATGCAGGATATTATTTCAGAACAGGTTGCATTATATAAATACAAAGTTACTGAAACCAAAGTAAACATGTATGGAGAGGCGGTTGAAGGTAGAAACTTTATAGACCCTATTTTATTATATGCTTTAATTGATAAAACCTCTACTACCTCTCCTGTGTCCGATTTAGGTGTTGATTTTATATGGAATATTAATTTTAGATTCCTAAGAGATGATTTAGTAGATAGTAATATACATCCTGAAGTTGGAGATGTATTATTCTATCAAAATGGATATTGGGAAATAGATAATACTAATATAACTCAATTTTTTGTAGGTAAAGATCCTAATTACCCATATTTAGACGCAGATGGAAATAACCCATATGAAACCGATTTAGGAAGTTTTGGGTATAATGTTTCAGTTATATGTGAGTGTCATTATGTTCCCTCAGATCGTTTAAATATTCAAAAAAGTAGACTTTAATGATTTCTACCAATGGCAAAAACTAGAAAACCTATACCAAAAACCCAAGAACAGATTTCTAATGAACAAATAATACCATTTGATTCTTCTGGTAATCCTAATAATGCTGTTCCAAATCCTAAAAACAGAGCATTACAAACATCTTTTAAAGGAGATAATGTTAAACCTTTTAGTGTTGGTATTGAAGATATAGATGAATCTATCTTTTATTATTTTAAAGAAGTAATAAAACCTTCAGTTATTCAAAATGGAGAACGACTGCCTGTTCCTATTATATATGGTTCTCCTGAAAAATGGAAATCATTTCAAAAAGATGGGTACTATAGAGACCAAAACGGTAAAATAATGGCTCCGCTAATCATGTTTAAACGTACTGATATAAGCAAAAACAGATCCATAGCCAATAAATTAGATGCTAATAACCCCAATAATTTTGGAGTATTTAATAAAAAATACTCACCACAAAATTCATACGATAATTTTAAAGTATTAAATAATAGAATTCCACAACAAGAATATTATGCTGTGATTATGCCTGATTATCTAACAGTTACTTACACATGCATTGTTTTTACTTATTATATAGAACAATTAAATAAGATAATAGAAGCAATAGAATACACTTCAGATGCTTATTGGGGTGATCCTCAACGTTATAAATTTAAAGCAGCAATTGATTCTTTTGGTTTTCAAAATGAATTAACTGAAGATAATGAACGAATTGTAAGAAGTACATTTGATATAAAAATCAACGGATATATAATACCTGAGATCTTACAGAAAGATGTAACAGCACTTAAAAAATTCTCAAACAAAACTAAAATCATATTTTCAATTGAAACTACAGATAATACAATGTTATTTGAAGGAAATATAGAAGGAGACAGAATTATAACAGAAACAGCTTCTGAAAAAGAAACCAAAAACAGATCAACAGCAATAGGATAACCTAATATTTATACCAGATAACAAAATAGTTTAATGGCTCAAGTAAGATTTCTAGATCAGGTACCATTTGGTGTGTACGATCCTAATGGGGGAAGTGGAGGAACAGGTACTATTGATATATACCAAGATGGAATATTAGTTAGTTCTAGTGTTCCTTTCATCAATATAAGTGG